CAGACTCACGACACAATGTACCTGGTGCATCGTGACCAGCCTCCTCACAAGATCTCTCGAGGTGCGGATGATAATACTTGGGTTCTGGACACAGCGGTCGGTTGGGCGACCGGCCCTGTGGAATTTGTTTCCTGAAAATGGCGAAATTCCATTCGTGATCCGTCAGTGCCACCTCGAGGGTGTGATCGTACAGATCATTGCAAGCGTCGGACTCCTCGGTGCCGTCATCCAGGCTCATGATGGTCTTCGCGCCCATCTTCCGGAGTGCAACGTTGCAGATATCTATTTGAGTGAGCGGCATTAGGTATTCGCCGTTATGACCGCTTCGAGTGCTTTGATCGCACCGTCTACATCTTCGATCTTTTTCGCGTCAAGGAAACTCCCCACATCCTGATCGCTCCACCCAAGGGTTGATTTAAGATCTTTTATGATATCCTCCGGAGTCTTTGTTTCCTCGCTGGCCGACCCAAGTATCTGAAAATGATTGATATCGCCATTCTTGTTATGTGGCAAGAATTCCTCACTTGGGAATGTATAGATGCGGTTGGGCCGGTAGAGTTTCGGCTTCAGGATTCTCCCTCTGCCAAAATGAGTCTTTCGTAAACACAGAGCTCTTATGCTCATTTGACCTCCCTGAGAGCAGTAATAACGTCATTCAGATCGGACTTCACGATGACTCGAACGGTGTTCTTCCTCATATAAAACGTCTCAACCTCGATGGTTTCGAGTTTTCCGTCCTCGTTCTCTCGCTCTTCCTTGTGCGTCTTTCTGATCTTCCGCTCTGGCCCAAGACCCTCATTGCGTTGCCTCTTGCCTATTTCAAGCAAGCCCCTGCGCTGGACAGAGGGATGTGCATCGAGCGCCTTTGCGATTTCAATGATGGCCTTGCCCATCTTCGAATTAACTGCAATTGGCATTTGTCCTCCATGCGAGTACCCCAAAAGCGCCGTTGCGGGCGCTTTTGAAGACCCGTGATCATCACTTCTTAGCGAGGTGATGGATATCGAGATATGTGGACACGTTCCCTACCGTAGCGGTCCCGGTAGCGATATACTGCGCCCGCAAATGTCGCCGACTTGTCGATGGCAGAGTCAAATCCGTAAGCACTGTTCCGAGAGCCGGAGCATTTCCTGACACAATGCCCGTCACGATCACGGCGAATGACGAATCATCTGCTGAATCCGCTAAGCTCGCTAGAATCGTTGAGGTGCTGTCATAAGCCAAACTCACGATAGAGCAGAAGTGTATTGGATTGCCTTGCCCTATGTCAGGGTTCACCGCATCGAAATCGATCGATGCGGAATTCACCGTTGTTATCCGTTCGACATTGTCATCGAAAGTTAATGTGTTGTCTCTCATGGCCCCTCCTACGTCAACGCCGATTCGGTGATGGTGAGCTGTTCGACCAATTTGATCGGGATGCCCTGGAAATGAGTTGTGGGCTTGCCGAACACCGTTTCTACTGTGTAGTAGACGTTCGTCTTGTCCTTCGCGTCCTGGTCGATTTGAGTCAAACCAGTCCGGTTGGTATAGATGACCGATCCATCCAGATCCCACAGATTATTACGCAGCGTCACCAAGTCATCCGAGTTGAAGATGTTTGAAGACCCCGCTGTCTCGATATTTGCGTATCTCTGTGAGGCCCGGTCGTCACGGACAACTAATCCCACATCCACTTTGAAGTGCGTCCGGAATGCCTGCAGTTCTGTCCCTGAAGTCACTCCCGCGATTGTATCCTCACCGAGATCTCGAACCGAGATGCCAGCCATGGAATCGTCACGCGGATAAATCAAATGAACGCCGTCGAAATCCGACCATTTGATAAGCCACATGCTCATCAAGTCGGAACCAGTTCCGCCAGCCCCAATCACGTTTGCATCTGCTAATGCGTTGTAGCGAGTCGCAAGTCCGTCGAACTCATCGACATCATCCCCCAGCGAACCGAAGAAGATGGACTCTGCGAGCGTTTTTGACATGCCTGACAGGAAGGCTCGATCTTCCCCAAATCGGAAAGCGGCCTGATCCTTACTGAGCTTCACGAGCGACGCATCGATTCTGGAATAACCCTCAAGCATTCCGATATGGTCCACGATCTGCTTCGTTTCCGAAGCCTCTGGAGTAACACCATCGTTCAGCTTGCGATACGCGCCTGTTGGCTCTGTCACGCGTTGCGTGGTTTTGTGAGAGGTAAAGTCGTTCGATTCAACCCAAATCGCATCTTCAATAACACGATTCCGTTCAGAAAGAACTTCAGCAATGAGCTGAAACTCCCCGTTGTTCGTACGCTTTGCCAACTCAACCAGTGTGAGGTTATTGGGCAAAGTATTCTCCCGAAAATGAGATCAGGAGTCTCATACGAGAACTCCGTAACTCACCGGGATTATCCGTCGGGGGGAAACCCGTGGGTCCAGGTTCGTCCTTTGGCTTACCGAGCGGTCCTCTCGGATTATCGCTTCGGTTCGCTCAGGCTACTAGCCCGTGTTACTTGGAAGAGAAGGATAGTCGAAACGTGCTATGCGTGTCAGCATCTCGCTTCGTTTTTCTGCCTCCACCGCCATTTCAACTGCTGCTCTCTGGACGCCTTCTACGCGCCCCGGATCATCGAGAACCAACGCGGCCTCTAGTAATGTGCCAACGTCCATCTCCGCATGAATCCGATCGGCCTCGTCGTCCATCAGTCCGGCGTCAGTCATGAGATTGCTCATTTAGCCGCCTCCGCCCTTTGCCTTTTCATTTCAGAATAATCGAAGGTCTCTGGTTTCTTTCCTTCGTCTTTATTTACCGGAGGGCCACCGTTCACCATTCCATCTTCTGCCATGTATTTCTTGTAGATGTTGTAATACGATTCGATCACAAACGGATCGTTGGCGGCCCCGTATCCATCCCACACCGCAGTGAGGTCTTTTCCTCCAGCATCGTTGATCGCAATCCCTGCCATTTTCATATTAGCGACGTATGAATCGCCCCATTTTTCTTTGAGCGAAGCTATACCCGCCTCTTTCGTTATCTCCTGTTGTTTTCGAACACTCTCGGCAAGTTCAAGAGATTCCTTTTTGACCCATTCCAAAGCCTTTTCGCCTTGAGTCTTACTCAGTCCGATGCTATGAAAAAACGTCTTGACGCTGCCGAACAGCTCTTCAGAGATCTCTTTGCCTTCACCAAGGTCTCCGGTTACCGCATAATCTGACGCTACTTTCGGCCTACCCGTGCGAGCAAAGAATTTATCCCATTCTTCGGCCGACGCATCAGCTTTTGGAATGGCGACAGCCCCGCCTTTGGATTTTTCTATCTCGATGTAAGCTTTAGCGAGCGCTTCCGGGTCTTTGAACTTGAAGAGACTCTTGTCTCCTTTCAGCGATGTATCGTGAAAATCACCGACAAACTCCGGAGGATCCTGGTCAATATGTTCGCCGGTCACTTCTTCTGCAAGAGTGTTCGAATCTGTGCTCGTATCTTCAGCTACACTCATGACGGTCTATTCCTTTCGTAGAGGATCAGCACAACCATGTCATCCGCTGCAGCGTCGACTGCCGCGAAATCAAAGATACGCACCCGAGATCCGGAAGGAAGCCAAATGTTGGGGATACGAATGCGGAGCGCATCGTTGATAAAGGCCGCATCGTCCTGGCCATCGGGCGCCCATGAATAGTCCCGAGTGAGGGAGGCTGCCTGAACCGCCTGAGCCGTAGCTCGGAACAATTCGTTCGTGCCGTCGTCAACAATAATCTCCAAGTTTCGGTTTCCGACAGTTGCGGTGCTTATCAAGTTGACCTGGATTGCCAGAATCCTATTGAGATCTCCGGTATCCAGCGTGATGGTTTTATCGGAATCGTTAAGAGCAGTGTCTCGTACGACGCGTAGATGCCCTGGCATTACCCCATATCCTCGATGGACGGAAGTTGCGCTCCGCTATGAAGCAGTGTGCGCGTCTGCCGTTGTGTGGGATGAATGCTTGATGGTTTCTTCGGCCTTTTGGTCTTTCGAGCCCTGATTCTCTGTCGTTTCGGTCGCGGTGATCTATGCGCTGCCATGGGTCAACTCCTCCATGATTTTCGGAAACTGTGAGTCTTTAAGGCTGATGCTAACGATCGCATCGATGAGATCTCCGATGTTCTCCTGGGCAATGATCCCGCACCGATAGAGGAGGCGGATCGCCAGGTTGTGCGCGATTCTATCTTCCTCAGTTTCAATCTCATCGAATACATGCCCCTCTGTCAAGATATGACCCAGCACCGCTTTCCCGTTTTGTGTCCTGCACAGGACATTGCGGTGAAGTAGGATCTCTTCTTTCAAAGGCCGCTGATCAGAGGGATCCAATCTCCGAGGCGGCTTCTTGAACCAGGCTATTGATTCTTGGCCGGGCCGGTGTTACCGGGCCGTACCACTGTCCCCAGATCACCATTGCGGCGGGGATTACTCGGCTTACTGCCAGTCTTCCCTTTCCCAACAGTGGCATGAGTCCCGGCCACATCATCGTTGCCATGTATCATCCGGTGTTTGTTCTTTTCGTCTCCGGTCATTCCCTGCTTTCCCTGATTTGGCATTACTGCCCTCCTCCCAGTTGACTCTGCAACTGGTCTGCAAATGACCCCTCTTCAGGGGCTTCCGATGTCTTCTGTGCAATATCTGCTACTTGGCCCATAGACTCAAGTGCTCTTTGCTGTTCAGCGCGTTTCTGCATCTCCTGTTCAATCTTAGCGACTTCTTCACGAGTTCGCAACGTTTTGGCAGGAGCCCCCGATGCGCTGACTAATTCCCGCATGAGCTCTTCATCATTTATAACATTCCACAGCCTGGGGTTGATCTGTAAGATGGGCTCCACCTGCTGCAACATTCGCATAATTCCCTGTGTGCGAAACATTCGTTCCTGAGCCTGTTCCAAGATACCCACATAATCAATAGACAGTCGCGTTCCAGGTCCGTTGGCAATCGATTCGGGAAGTGGCGGAATCTTGTTCGATCGTTTCAGGATATTGTAGACACGTATCAAAATAGGATCGAGAGCCTCTGAATTCAACCGGCCGATGGTGGCGCCAAGAATAGCTGCCTTCTCGGACTGGAGTTCCAGGACTTCCGTGGCGGTAAGGTTCCTCTTTTCGGTCTGTGCGATGAGTAGAAAAAAATCAACTTTGAAATGCTCGCGGACCGTCGCCTTCATACGATCATGATAGTCAACGCCCACCGGATAATTGATGCCGGTTACGATCGGCGTGATGAGACGACTCGAATCCTCTTCGTAGTAATTGCTCCCTCGAGGAACGAAACGAACTCGGCCGCGTTGTTCACTGGGGACATTCAATGGCGGCTCCACTGACAACTGCGCCGCCTGGATCATTGTTTTGCCCATCTGATTGATTGCGGACAAGTCTACGAAAGCATTTGTTGCCGGTGATCGACCGTAAGTCTCGTATGAATTCTTCGCCCACCGCCAAACTGCGTACGGATTATCAATGAAACCGCCTTCGGAAATGATGTCAGGCTCACTTTCTTCCTTGTACACAGAAGCGAATCTCATCCCCCGACTGCCAGATCCTCGCTTTGACAGTCCTGGAGTCTCATTATTTCTCGGGAACACCCCGTGAATGACATTCACAAGCGTTTCGGGAGTCTTATTGAGACCGTGAACCATATCCCAAACTGTCTTTGACAGCTGTTCTTGGCTCCACTTCATAGTCATCTGTCTGGCTGACATTGAATACTTGCGATATACGGTGTCGATTTTGTGGTGATGATTTTCAGCGATATAGATCTCAACCGGGTGACGCGGAGAAAACACGATAGTGTTGTCGTCTTTGTCTTCTTCGATGAAGATGGTCGCGGTTCCGATAGAGCCGCCATCAAGGAAAAACTCGCCCATCGCATCGTAAAAATTTGACCGGGCAAGCTCTCGATACATGATGAGCTCCACATCATCAAGATATCTGCGAACGACCGGGTCTTCATTGGCGGCCGGATCCTCAACTCTGAGCCTGAACCATGCAGCATTCCGCATAACGATAAACCCCTGGAACCCATCTGCCAGGAGTTGCAGCGCGGAAATCCCCGTGCCATCGAAGCTCTCGCGTCCTACTATCTTGTCGCGTTCATCACGGATGCCTCGTTCATGAGAAGAGGCATGACGGGCCCACCATGTTTCAGTGAATTCGCGCTGAGGAAGAACCAACTCAACGGTCTTTTGCCACAGTTCTTCCCATGGTTGACGGATATGCGCCAACTCAACGAATCTCTGGTCGATAGTATCTGCCAGGAGTTTATTCGCCATTGCTACCTATATAACGGATCATAGCCCTTCGCGACAAGTTCATCCTCTGTGTAGCGGCCCACCGCCACTCCTCTTGCGATGCTGTGATAGTTGGGCGACATGACCGCATATCGAAGTTCATCATATATGTGATCCTCCTGGTGCGTGTCTACATCTTCCTGTTGTTTTGCATCGTAGACGAGTTGCGGCATGACCCGGATGAACTCTTGACAGACAGAAAAACATTGCAGCAGAGGCTCTCCGTCCTCCCCCACTTCCCTCAAGAGGTCATGAATCTTTTGCAAAGACGAACTCCGGTCATTATTTCCTTTGACCATTCGAAACCCGGCATCTCTGAATGTCTCAGCGATCGAGGGCCCGGAACCATTTTTCGTCCAGCAGTGCGGGTCAGCGACCATAACCTCAGCGCCTTCGGCAAACGACTTGAGCCAGGCTTTTCGAGCCACCGTCTTCGCATTTTCTTCAACGCCCTGATTGTAGGCGCTCTTCTTGCCTCCGTACATTTCTCTGTAACGGATCATCTTTCCCCATTCGTTCACGCCATACCATCCAATAGAATATGGCTTGGCGTATCCCCAATCCATTGCAACCAGCCGGGTCCAATGTGGATCCAGCGCCTCAGGTTTAATGACGTGAACCTTTGCCTCCCATTCCTCAAACACTTGGCCGGCGAACACTGACCAGTCACCTTCCAGGTGCGCTTTCTGGAGTTTCGGCGGAAGCGACTTCAATCTTGCCACATATTGAGGATCGTTCTTCATTAGGATGAGATTGTCAGAAACTTTGGCAGGAATGAACACGCGACTCATTTTAGTCACTTCGTCAGGGTAGATGTGCGAGGGAATCTTGCCATCGATGAACCGTTGTTTCACCCACATGTGCCCAACGCTTCCCGGGTTACCCGACGCGCGTATACGGATAGGCGCGCCTTCTGCGCTTCGTGCGGTGCCAAACATGTAAATGTAGCAATAGTCAGTGGCCCAGTTAGTCAATTCGTCAAATGCCACCCAAGTGTAACTATGGCCTTGATATTTGTGAACGTCACTGTCTCTCGCTAGAAATCGAAGCTTGAGTTTTCCTCCTCCTTCGAAGGTCCAGGTTGAGGTTCCTGCGGCGTACTGGGCTCCGAGGGGGAGATAGATGTCGTACGAGCGACGTTTAAGTTCTTCGAGCTCCGGGTAGGAGCGTCGGAAGAGGATTCCTCTGTGGGCGGATCCCCATTTGAGGTTTTTGGTGAAGTCGGCAAGGAGCCAGTCGCTCTTTCCTCCTCCTCGGGCTCCTCCGAAGAGGATCTCGTCGGCGGGGCAATTGAGGGCATCTTGCTGTTTTGGTTGAGGTCTCCATGCTTCCATAAAAAGCCGCAGGACGGACAGTAGTACCGTTCCGCTAACAGCACTTTTACATCTTCGTCACATTTAGGGCAAGTCATCGAGTCTATTCCCCTTCATATCGTATATATACGGATTGCACTTGCATATCCCCCGTTCATTCAGAAAGTCGCACCATTTATCATGCAAAACGATGAGTTCTACGATCGGAGGAAGTTTCCCGTGCTTCCAGAGCAACAGAAGTTTCTTTGCAAAGTTATTCTCCTCGAGACGTTCAGCTAATTGCCTGGAAAAAATCATCGGGGAAGCACCACCTCCCCCGATGGCCTGTAGGGCCAAGGAGTCAGACCCCACATGGCTCGTTATTGTACCACTGCATATCAATCCTTGTAAAACCCGCACCGCCTACTCCAGGGAGAGAGACGGCGGGGCCGGGCTGCCAATTGCCTTGATTGAAGAGTCATCTCTGGGGAGTGCTCCTCACAGCCCATCACAATAGTTTGCTCGCCTTACCGCACAAGCGG